CAAGATCCCACCAGCTTTTATGTAGTGCGTCCTCGATTCTGCCGACCTTAAGCAGACTCGCGTTAAGGTTGCCCGTTGTAATGAAGTCAGCGACAAACCCGCCGTCGAGCGTTGCGGCGGTTGTATACGGGCCACTGTAACCATTAGCAGAGTAGCCCCAGCCGTTCATATTAAACCGCCAAATGCTCTGCGCGGTGTTGATGTTGTCGGTGTTCATTATGAGCAGTTCAAAAGGCTCTCCGTCAGCGTTAAGGTTAAGCTTGACGTGTCCACCGGCCGCGCCGGTAATCAGCCGCGTGGCGTTCTCCACCGCCGCCTTGAGGAAGCCCCTTGAAACCACTTTTCGCATGATCGCGGATTCTGTCGAAACCATCACCACATCGGCAAATGATGACTTGGCACTCCCGAGCTTCATGCTTGCGAAACGCTCAAGCAGGACGTCATACTCGACAGAGATGACCTTCATTTTCACATTAACGCCGATTTCGTCGAATATCACCGTGACTGTGTCACACAGCCCGACGCGCTGAAGGGGCGCGACGTTCTGGTACTCTTCCGTCTGCCACAGGGCAATAAAATCAACGTCGATGCTCTCGTCCGGCACCCACGGCTCAGCATCCAGCGCCGCCTGCGCTCGCGCCCTCATTTGCTCTTCTGTCGGTGCTTCCTCGTATTCGTCCGTCAGATCCATCATGCTAGGCATGACTTTGGCATACGGCACTTCGATAGGCTCACCATCCTCCGTGTCGATGATGTAGCCCTCGTTTGTTGTAAGGTTGACAAGCGTAGCCGGTAGCGTTGACGGAAGAACCACATATTCCGGCAACCACACCGTTTCCTCGCCGTTCGTCCAAAACGGCACCACGGCGTTGTAAGTCTCGGTTGTGTCCACCTCGTGGGTGATGTCGGACATGTTTTTTCTGTATCTGATCTCGACGCCGTTGTCATCGCCCCGGTTGAGATACAGTCGCACCATCCACTTATCGAATTTGTATTCGCCCTTGCCGTAGATATCCAGAATGGAACCTTCCGTTCCGCCCAGAATTTCACGGCACGGTTTCGGCTGTGTCAGTGCAAAGTCGCCAATAACAGTCTTGTCGGTCCAAAAGGTGAACGGATTTTCGTTAACAGTGTTCGCCGGGATCGCCCCGATAGCTCCGGCGCAGCTTGACGCCGTGAAGGGCCTGATAATTACGTTTCCGAGCCGGTAGCTGATGTGATGCGCGTTGAAGGTTACAATCCCGTCAATGGGCGCTGAATGCTTGTAAATGTCGAACGGCTGAATGTCTTTAAGATCATCGTGAATAACCGCGATGATCCGCCCCTCTTTGATGTCAGAGAAGTGCCGGCCGGTGACGGGGTATTGAAACTCACACTCATAGATACCGTTGCGCTCTTCCGTGACGATGCAAGACACGCAATCAACGAGCCGGCCGATGCCGTTTGAATAAAATTCGGTTTCAGTAGATTCGTAAAGTATCGGAATCATGCTCTCCACCACCTCGGAGTAATTATTACGGAAGTAATGCCGGAACCGAGTGAAACGCCCGTGTTGCCCTCATGGAGCACGGGGAAGTCCCGATTCTGGATGTGGATCATCTCGTTCATAATCGTCGGGCCGTAGTAGGCTTCCATGATCTCACAGTCGATGTCTATGTAATCCGGGTTAGTCATCACGGTGATCGCGTTGTCTCCGATCCCCACCGTGCCGGTACCACGCACGCGGATCAGCGGCGCGGCGGTCTGCTTGGTCGGATTCGTGAGGCTTCCGTCCGCCGTAAACGTCACCGGCTCAGTGCCGGAAACGAGATACCGCTGAGGCTTGCAGTTGAAAGTAACCTCAAACTGTCCCGCTCGAAGTGTCCGCTCCATTTCGAGTTCCAGTCCACCCGCATAGTAGGCAAGCCGGAATTCGTCGGGGTTGTACGTGTCTGCAAGCCGGTGGTAACCGTCCTTGGAAAGCAGGTAATCCCGGAAATTTGCAATATTTTGTTTAAAATTCGTGTAGATAAAAGCTGGATATGTAATCTCGACGTTTTCGAGGCGTCTTGACAGGCTGAGCACGTCACCGCTCCGCCCTGGAATCTGTATAGGCTCATATGCCCGGGTGGGAGCATTAAAGACTCCCGACCCGGAAACATAGACCCCAAATGTTGTTGAAGGCGTTTCGCCGAATGTGAAGTAATTACGCATATGCGGCCTCCCGCTGCTTTTTCATTGCTACAAATCTGTCTTGTATTGCATCAGCGAGCTGGGCCACGTTCATGCCCGCCGGAGCATATACGTTGATTGTCACGTCGCCGGAGGACGCGGAGCCGACCAGCTGGCGCAGCTTGTTAAGGCCCATGACGATTTCCCCGCCTGCTCCGTCACCGAATCCCTTCAGACCGGTTGCGGTGGGCACTACCGTCGGAGAATTAAACATCACCGCATTATCATAGGCCTTTTTGTACCACTGAATGCTGAAACGCGGCCACTGAGGCGGATTCAGCGAAAATTTGCCGGTAATGTTAAAGTGCGGAAGTTTGATCCTCGGAAGCTCCCAGCGGAAATTAAACAGGCTTTTCAGCCGGTTGACCACTCCGCCAACAAAATTGACCACGCCGGAAAAGACGTTACGGATTGCATTCGGCAGAGAATTAAAGGCGCTCATGACTGCCGCACGCACGCGGGAGAAGCCAGCACTTGCCGCGTTGACAATGCTTGAGGCGGAGTTTCTGACCGTCGTTACAATGCCGCTGTTCCAAACTGTCTGTGTGACGGTTCTGACGCCGTTCCAGGCTGTCTGTGCGGCGCTCTTGACGTTAGAAAAGCCGGAGGACACGGCAGACTTAACATTCCCCAGTCCGTTAGATACGGAGGTTTTAACGCCGTTCCAGACGGTGCTCGTGGTGCTCTTGACTTTCGACCACGCATTGGAGACGGTCGAAGCTACCACCGACGCCGCGCCGGAAACGGTCGTCTTAATCCCGTTCCACGCGTTGCCGATGCCGGTCTTGATTGTATTCCATGCGCTGACCGCGCCGCTCTTGACCTTAGTCCACGCGGACACGGTGCCGGTCACGATTGCTTTCCCGGCAGAGATGACCGTGTTTTTGATGCCGTTCCATGCGGTTTTGACCGTCTTTCCGACCGCATTAAAGGCCTTTTTGGTCTCTGATTTAATCTTGTCCCAGTTCGCCGCGATTGCCGCCGCAAGGGCCACCACAACCGCGATAACCGCGCCGATAGCCAACGCCATAGGATTGAGCGCACCGGAAATCAGGCTTCCGATAAGGGTAATTAACGGCCCCAGAATCGACATCAGCGGACCGAGCGCGGCCACCAGAGCGATGATTTTCACAATGCTTTCCTTCTGGCCGTCCGTCAGACCTTCCCACCACTTCTTGAGGTCTTTGATCTTTTCCGCCAAGCTTTTAATCACGGGAATAAGCATCTGGCCGATGGTGTCCATGAGATCCGCGCCGACAAGCTTCAGCGTGTTCATGGTTGTCGCGAACTTATCGATCGGGTCTTGCGTCGCGTCGAAGGTCTGGGAGACATTGCCCATGTTGTCCGTGATGGACGTCCCCAGAGATTTGAAGGACAACTGACCGCTCCGGCAGGCCTTGGCAATCGCAGGGCCGGATTTGCTACCAAACAGCTCTATTGCAAAGTTGATAGCTTCCGTTTCCGTGTCGGCGTTCTTGATCGCATACTCGATTTCGCCCATCGCCTGCGACATCGGCTTGCCTTCTTTTGCGGCGTTGGATATGGCCTTTTTCAAGCCGGCCATGACGTCCGACGTGTCGATGCCGGACACTTCAACATCGCCCAAGAAGTTAGCCGCGTCTGACGCAGAAAAGCCCATTTCCGCAAAAGCTGTGGCGTTCGCCGTCAATCCGCCCATCAGCACATCCATGCCGATGCCGGTGCGCTGACCCACAGCATTAAAAGTATCGAGCAATCCGTAAGCGTCTTCCGTCTTAAGACCAAACGCCGCCATGATTTTCTGCGTCCCGTCAATCGCACCTGTCACGTCCGTCTTGTTGATGTTTGCAAACTTCAGAAACTGCATTGAAAGCGCTTTCGCGCCCTCGCCGGTGAGGCCGAACCGGGTGTTGACTTCGCCGATGGCCTCACCTGCCTCGCCGAAGCTGACGTTGATCTCTTGCGGGATTTCCTTGACGAGTTCCTGCAGCTCCTCCAGCTGCTCGCCGGTCGCGCCGGTTTTCACCGTGACCGTGTCGAGGCCCTCGTCAACATCCGCCCATGACTTGGCGGCGGCGGCACCTACAGCCATGATCGGGACGGTTAGCTTCTCGGTCAGCTGTTTGCCGACGTCCCCGACCTTCTTGCCAAACTCTTTCATGTCCTCGCCGACAGCTTTAAGCTGCTGTTTGCCGACGGAACCGAAGTCCTTAAACTCTTTTTCCAGATCTTTCAGCTTCTGCTGGGTCTCGATGATTTCGCGCTGGAGGGCGTCGTGCTCGTCGGTCGTGAGTGCGTTCTTCTGGGCGTCCTTCAGCTGAGTAAGGCGGTCTTTTGTCTCTTTGATCGCCTTCTCGAGGTTCTTCTGCTTCTGCGTCAGCAGCTCCGTGTTTTTCGGATCGAGCTTCAGCAGATTATTGATGTCTTTAAGGCTCTTTTGCGTGTTGGAGATAGCCCGATCGGTATCTTTTAAAGCCTTAGTTAATTTAGTGGTATCACCGCCGATTTCGATTGTGATGCCAGCTATTCGATTGCTCGCCATGTCTCCACCACCTTACAACCTGTCCATGTCTTCCTGCGTTGCGATCTCTTGATAATCGCATTTATCGTTGCCCGCTTCCGTGATGATGTCCATCACCTGCCCTGTCTCAAGCACAAACAGGTCGGGCATTTTAAGCCCGGCCTGCAGTGCCCGAAGGAGAAAAAGGGCAAGATTCCAATCACGGTCTATTCGTCGGCTTCTTTTTTTTCCTGCGATGAGGTCGCCCTCATCCCTGCATACACTCCGGCGATGTCGCCGATGGCCGCGATAAACTCGGACCGCTCGAACTGACAAAGCCATTCGAGAAAATCGCCCTCTGTCAGTTTGGCAAGCTCGGAGTAGCTCTTGGCCTCCGCCGCTTTGGCCATCACAAAAGCCATGCGCTCGAACAGCGGAAGGGCGGCGGCGCCTGTCGAATCGTCTCCGTTAAAGCCTGCCT